GGCCAACATATTTAAAAGCTTCACCCAATTCTATGAGTGTTGAGTTACTACTGGTGAAAGCGGTTACAAGCCTATCATTTACCATTTCCAAATCTTGGGCTTGGAAACTGTAAGCAGTCATTACATTCGTTGCTATATCGGCTGATTGCCCCAAATCTAAATTTCCTGCCGTTGCTAACTGTAATACTGAAGCTAATGAAGCTACTGATTCCTTGGCTTCCAACCCCGCCATACTCATATACTTCAGAGCATCGGCTGCTTGAGCTGAAGTATATCTAGTTTCGCGGCCCATTTTAAGTGCTATAGTTTCTAACGATTTAAATTCTTGAGCAGTAGCCCCGGAAATCGCACCAACAGCAGCCATAGACTCTTCGAATTCAGCAGCTTGTTTTATAGCTATAACAAACGGAGCAGCCAAAGCAGCCCCAACAGCAGTAATAGCTATACCAAGTTGAGTCATTGAATATTTGGATTTTTCCATTTCAGCAGAAAAACGTTTTCCAAAAGTCTGAACTTCTTTTCTTGCTTCTTGCGTATTATTTTTTATCAACCGCAAATTATTTGCTACACTTTTGGAAGTTGCCTTAGTTTTATCCACTAAGGAAAAAACTATATCAACATTTTTTACCGCTTCACCCATACTAACCTCACTTTAAACTGTTCATTAATTGAAAAACCTTTCTTACGTTTTGTAGTTCTTGTGACTCTTGCTTTTTATTTGTTTTAGAAGGTTTTTCAAATTCATCTCCGGTAGCAATCATATCCAACATCTTTTTTAAATCCTCAGGCTTAGCAATATTATTCGAATACCAACCGTACAACAAAATATCCGCTCTTTGTTGCTTCAATTTTAAATTGTATGATCTCAAACAACTTCTGTAAACAGCCCCCAATTCGTTCAAAGTGTAATTCTTAACATCCTTCAATTTATGGCCGTTTTCATTTAAGAACTGAAAGAAATCACCCCAACCTATCCTTTCTTGTCCATTACTGTTGTTAAGCCCTGACTTAGAACTGTTGCTTTGTCTATCAGGGCAAACAAGTTTTTTGATAATGATTCAAGTCCTTCCAAATTAACATCAAGACATTTAACGGCTAGATCCAATTGTATTGCTGATGGGAGCCTTTTAATGTCTTCAATTTTTATATTGGACATTTGGCTTACAATTTCCGGAAAATCTTCAATTATAATTTCACTAAATACCGGGATATAACCGATTATTTTTTGAACCAAAGACATTTTACTTTCTTCTTCACCGAAATCTGGAATATTTTTTGTAACATAATTAATAGCATTCCCGATATAAACACCAACTTCAGAAATTTCAGAAAGCGTCAAAGGTTTAATTGAAATATTCCTTTTTCCGATTTTAATTGTTTCAATTTTAAAAATTTCATCCCAATCTTTTTCAGAAAATTCAATTTTACGATCATCCATTTTTTACAATCCTTTTATTAAACCGCGTATTGATGGGGGATGTTGCGTCCCCCTTTTTTCGAATTAAACAATGTCGTCAACATACCCTTCCATATAAGTTGAACCCTTTTTCAATACTTTGGCTTCAAATTCAATCGTTATAAGCTCATCACTTATAAAATTGAAATCGCCCGTGGGGGTCAAACTTACGTTTGGATAATTCATTTCAATATTCGTTCCTTCAGGAACATCAGGGACGAATTCTAGTGGGCCGACAACGTTGGTTCTTGAGAGTCCAGTGAGCTTGGAATAAGTCTTAGCCAAACAAGAACCCTCCCAAATAACAACGTCATCGTCATTAATAGCTCCACCGGGAATAATTCTGATTCTGCCTGATAACCCATCAAAATCATAATCCTCATCCTTGGTCATTATAGTCGAACCAACCTTCACAATAAGATCGTCTTCAAAACTTTGATCCGTTGTGAGCGTTGCTGAAGCTACTGGTGATGATCCGGCTTCTGTGATAGTATCTCCAGAAGAAAATGAACCCGAAACATTCTTCACATAAACATAATTTGAACCGACAGCAATAACGTCCGCTGTGGATGGGGTGCCTTCCCCGTTAGAAATTGCGTCTCCAACAACAAATGGGCCATCAGTTACAACACCGTGGGTTAGCTTATGAACCCCAACATTGAATTTCCGAGTCGCATCTGCTGTGTTTGTGAGAATATAATTTCTGTTTGCTTTTGCTGTGATTTGGCCAGTTATATCTCCAACTGGCTGAGTTATTTTTTGAATATCTCCAAACATACCGTCTGCTACATTTTCAACAGACATTTCGTCTACCGTAAATTTCAACAGAACAGTCGTCTGAGTTGGTATCTCTTTGTCGACATTTTTCATTCCTGAACGAGAACTCAAATGTTCAAGTTTCTCAATAGTAATGTTTTGAGAAAAACCCGTAACATTCCCCAAATCCCTGCCGTCAAAAATAACCCTACCTTTACCAATTGTAAAATTGTCTGTAGATGGACTAACTGGCATATTTAACCTCCGTTGTATGGTCCTATATCGTCATAATACATTTCAAAAATGATTCTCATTCCCAAAAGTTTTGGTATAGCCATATTATAAGGCCCAACCATTTTTTGTTCCAAGATCGTAATACCCTTAACCAAAACGCCGTTTGATTCCAAAACCCTTTTTCGCGCTTCTTCAATGATGTTTCGCACATCACCCGGTGTAGCGTAGTCCCAGCACTCAACTACAATTTGAAGAGAACGTTTACAGGGATAACCGAGGTTATTACGTTGGATCCTTTTGAAAATCGAATCATCACCTTCCATTACAAGAATACACGGTATATCATTTTCATCAATACTTCTGGACGGTGCTCTCATAATGGTTTTCAATTTAAGAGAATTGTACAATGGATTCAATCTCTTAATAATTTCTTGAATACCAGCTTCACGCTTTTCCATAAACCAACCCTCTTGAAACAATTTTAAAAATTTCGTTATATAATTCTTTGAAGTGCGCTGATTCCACAGCACCTTCTGCTACTGGTTCTGGCATTTGGTTACTCCAAATCCTGCCGTTTATTTCTGTTGTTTTCGGCCCGGCACTCGCCCACGGTTTTCCACCCACTGGCGAACCATGTTCCAATACTCCGGCATACGGCATATTGTTTACAATTCTAACTGCGCTTATAACTCCGGGTGCTGATACCTGTTTCATTTCCCAATCATTACGGTAAAACCCTTTATCAACCGGACTTCTTTCAAGAATATCCTGAAAAATATCAGAAACAAATTTTCGAAAAACACTGTCTGCTCTTGCCGTTAACTTATCAAAATTCTGAACAGCTTTTTCAATATCATAAAAACTTTTTGGTAATGTAGGCATTAACCAATACCTCTTAATTGAATTTCGTACATTGCTTCAGCCTCATCAATTTTAAAATCACCAACAACTGAATAAACACTTCCAGAACGAATAGTCAAGTTGGAAGAAGAAGTCACCAACACCTCGTTATTAGGAGCGGGTTTAATCCCTGGAAGGCAATCAACCGGAACCAAAGCTTTAATATCGGTTTGTATTACTACGTCACTCAAATCATTAGACGAGTATGAACCGAAAACCATCCCAATATTAGTAAATTCAATTCTTTGTTTTATAACTTCACCAGTTTCTTCATCATAAATTGTATCGCCATAAACAGTGTAAGTAGCTTCAACCGGAATATCTCCAATTACTTTAAAAGCTGTTCTGACCGCTTTTTTTATAATATTTTTTAATCCCATAGCTTATTTCCTTAAACACTCCACCAAATTGTCAGAATTTGAGTCTTACTACCCTTCACGAATAGTAAGACCCACAAGGCCTTTAACGCCTCACAACCTTAGTGTTGATTTTACTTTTCAAAGTCCCGTAAGGCATTATCAAATCAAGTATTGATTCTGGAACTGCTTTTTTTCGATCAGTTTTATCAATTTCCAATTCGATACTTCCAACTTTAATACGACTGAAACCTTTAGTATCATCTTCAGCAGTCCGATCTTCAACCAACAAAAACTTAGCGTATTCAATTGTAGCATTTTTCAAAAAAATTGGAATTTCGTCAGAATCAAAATGAAAACCGTCAACAGTTTTTACACCTATCCTTGGCCAACGTAAAAATTGTTTTTTAGTTTTTTTAAACCCATCCCAATTAAACATCAAATCTAAAAGACGGGTAGAAGTCAACAACGCTTTTTTCCGATTGTCTTCAGAGACATCTGACCAATTGTTATGAAGACTCGCTTCAAAATACACTTCAGCTTCTTCCAATGTTGCGTAACTGTTCGCTTGAAAACTTCCGGGTGTTGTAATTAAATCTGGAACAGCCATCTCATTCTCCTTATTTCGTTAGTTTATTACTTTTTTCCCAACTTCGAATACCAGCCATACCAAGCATAGCAAGCAATAAATTAATCAAGTCACCAGTTCCGTTGAATTGTGGTAACACTACATCAGACGACAAAAAAGCACAAACCCAAGAAGCACATGGACTCAACACAAATTGAATTCCAAGTCCTACTCCACAAACCCAACCAATAAATGGTCTCCAACCAGCCACAAAAACGGAACGGTGTTGAACCTCAAGTTTGTTAATTTCTGCTTGTAATATTTGAGGTTCAAGTTTAATCTTTTCAAGAATAATTTTTGCTTGCGCTCTTTCATCATCTGAAGTAAACAGCTTATCAAACGTATTTCCAACGGCTTCAATAGGTGAAGAAATTGCGTCTCCAACTTCTTTTCCGGCTTTTAGAAAACTAAAAATTCCCATACCAATTACCTTTTTCCATTTCGCATTACGTCTATGTGACCTTCTATCGTTCCAATTGATTTATTAAGTTTAATCAATTCCCTGCTTAAATGTTCTTTGTCTTGTTCTCTTTTTAAATCTTGTTCTTTGTTTCCCTTCATTACCATTGAGGTCAAACTATCAATTTTTTTTGAAAGATTATTATTACAGTCCACCATACTTTTTTTACAATTATTTTTCGTGACCAAGGACTCTTTCATCTTTCCAAAAGAAACCGCAACCCCAATCCCCAAAGCACTCAACGTTAATATCGGTGTTAAAATGTATTTGAAAAAAAACTCCATAGTATATAACCCCCTTAATTTTATACACCATGAAGCTACCATAAACTAAACGGAAACAATCCCTTTGATAACTCCTGATGTACGTTTAAATTTGACTGCTGTTATGCCTGAAGGGAAAAATCCATAAGTCGTTTCAGTAACTGAGCTGAACTCCCATTCCTTTTCATAAGCAATTCCACTGGTAATCGATGAAATATCTTCAGCAGTAAAAACCAAAGTCCCTTCACCAACACCCGTGATTATTATCCCAACAGTCACCTGTTCGCCCGGTTTGACAGAGTCCAAAATGATCCAAGGTTCAGGATCAGCACCGTTAATAGTCCTTTGTACCCGTCTTCCGGGTTTTTCGTTATCACTTGAACTTAATAAAATTGGTTTTCCCATTATTATCGCATTCCTTTTTGAAGATTCTATATTATTAATTCAAATTCAAAAAGCCATAGTCAATAAGGCTTTTTACTTCAATGGGCTTTAAAACAATTCCAATATCTTCCAATAATCCCAGCGATATTGGTTCAATGGAAATGTCTTTAACCCGCAGCGCCAACAACTCGTTTAATTCATATTGAAATTTATCCATTTTTTCAGTATGAATTTTATACCCTTTTTGATTCTTTTCGCCGTAGCAATTACAGATTTTATTATACAATTTAATAAATCTCAAGTTTTCCTTTTCCAAACAATCAATAGTCTTTGAGATTGTATATGATACTCTGATTGGTAAATCAGATTCAAAAATTTTTTTCAATGCCGGAGTACATTCCTGAAGTCCGCCCAATGTTAATACTTTTACGTCGTTTTCGTGTTTCATAATAAACCCTTATTTAAATAATTACTGGATTGCTAATTTTAGCTTCACCAACAACCCCGTTGTTAACAGGCGTTGCTAAACAAGTCCATTCTCCTGAACTCAATTCATTGTTATCAATTACATTAAATTGTCTGTTTTGAAATCTTATTCTTTGTGATTGAGAAATTACTTTTTTAGTAATAAATAACCCGGACAACCACCCTTTAAAAGCTTCTGAATCAGAACGTTTATCTCTTCCAAGCCGATGTTTCCCGGTGTTTTCTATATCTATCCAATCCCCCGCCTCGTTCCAAATCATTTGATCGTTAAGCCAACCTTGAATTTGGCTTTCTGTAGACATTCGATTGATGGACAAGAAACACCATTGTTTCATTGTTTCATTTCCACCAGATATAAATTCAGAAAAAATATATGGCGACCCGGTATTAACCAATTTGACTTTATTTTTAGTTAAAACTAAATTTGAGTTACCAGTCCCCGGAAGTCCCCGCCCACCAATCAAAACGTCTTTGTTCCGATTCAAACGTTTGAAAAACAAAGTTATAGTCCTATCGCCTTCAGTCCATAACAACGGATTTTCAAATTCAATATAGTTAATATTAGAACCAGAAAAATTAGCACAAGAACTTCCATCAGGCCCGTTGAACAAGCTTCTTTTTACACCAACCACCCTTGTTGGTAAATCAAAAGTAGAATAATTATCAAAGTTCTCATCACACATCGGCATATTCAAATACAAATAACTTTCACCATCTTTTCGAAAATCAAATATAATTTCTTCAGCATTATCAAAAGCCAAATCACCCGAAACATTACAAACTAAATTTCCATTATTGTCCCGGTATAAAATAAATCCATTTGGATTAGTTTGAATTTCAACCCAGTTGTGAGGATATGTTCCTTTTTTCATAAACAATTTTCCTTCATACACCCCAAAGCTACCAACAGGAGCTTCAACGCCCATTACAACCGGATTAACATCCAAATCACAAATCCAGATTTTACCTAACGTATGTTTTCTTATAATCGGCATATCAAACCTTCACTATGCTGTATGAAGCCTTCCAATTAACAGTTGTTCCGTTAGTTCCTGTTACATTAATTTCAATAGCATCGTCGTTATTTTCGCGTATATTGACACTCCAACCTTCAACCCCTTCAAATTGATATGAAGTCTGAATATCAACGTTAATTTGAGCTGAACTATTGTTGTTAATGGCGTAAATATCAAACCGATAAGCATTTCCTGTCGAATAGTCGTTTTCTGAAGCTATTACAACCAATTGGATATGATTCATTGACTCTTCAGGAATAGTTATTTCACCAAGATTCATTTCGTCTGAAGTCGATGTTATTCCAACAAACTCTTCTGTTGTTGTTTTCCACCCCATCACTCCAGAAGTAGAACAAACCAACGCCATATCATTAGATGATGGACGGTTTCCGGGTAATATAAACTGAACATTACCATCCAAATAATCTGGTGTTGATAAACTAATAAATGAATCCCCATTTTGTGTTGGTTGTAACAATCTCAAATTCGACAGTGTCGCTTGATAAAACGATACTAAAGAACCTTTTTTTAAATTTTGATCAATATTACATTCAGCTTCAACCCTGAAATTTTTATCAATTATTAGACTTGATTTTGGTTTTATAAGAAGCAACGCTGTACCATTAGACATCTGGATATGATTACTTGCTGAACTTAAACTAACTGGACAAAAAGAAACGGATTTTTTATCAGGGCCAATTTTCAATATTTGAGATGAACCCTCTGTAGGCCAATTCGTGGGTGTCCCGTCTAAATCAATAAAATTTGATCCGCCAGAACCACCGCTCACATTCCCCCAAAACGTTCCCCCCAATCCGTTAGTTTTCATAACCTGACCAGCCGATCCCATTGAATCCGGTAATTCAAAAATCAAATCTTCAGTCATAGATTCAGGAGCTAACATTTTAACACCAAAATCAGAGGTGGATTTTAAATACAAATCGTCACTTAATTCCAATGACTTAAAAAGTACACCGGAAGACTTTTGTAAATCTTGATCAATAGTACATTCAGTTTCATTCACAAATAGGCTGGACGATCCTCTTGTTAATTGAAACTGATTAATAGCTGGCGCAGTTAGCAAAACATCAGTTTCAACAATTCCAGTTTTATCAGAATTTGTTGAATAAAGAGCATTGGAAGAGGTATATTTTCCAGGCGTGTCGTCCAAAGAAGTGAATTTTGATACTCCACCAACCGAGCCAGCTACAAATACTATTCCATCTTCTGTTTCGTTAATTGAAAGTAACTTTCCTGCTTGTCCTTCAAAACTTATTGGTGTGTCTGATAAATCAAGTAAACTTTCTGGTTTTTGATAACATTCTTTAAAATTTTGATTTATTTTTGTTCGAATAGAAAGCCCGGTTTCACCGTTGTTAATAATTTTCTGAGCCATATCCCTCACCTTTGCCTTGATTTTATTTTTAATCAATCCATATTTCGCTATCGACCCAAAGGCCGCTATCGACCCAAAGGCCTGAAATCATTATCCAATCTTTTGGTGATGGCGGACTTTTATTGTCCAACAAATCTTCTATTAAAGTTTTTAATAACGGAGTAATCATTTTTTACCTCTTTTTACAGATGAACCCCTTTTAGATGTTGATGTCTTAGATGTTGCTTTTTTAGCTATTGGTTTAACTGAAACAACTTTTTTTAAACCATCAACTCTTTTTTGTTGTTCGTTGACCATACTCTTCGCAGCTTTTTTAGCTGCTGTAAGTCGAGGTTTATCAACAATCACTTCTTGCGCCTGGGCCAAAGTTCTAGCATCATCTTCAGCACGCCATCGTTTTTCATCCTGTGTCATTTTAGCCATTTCTATTTACCTCATTTACCAATAAAATTAACGTTTCAGCTCTTTTACCAACCTGACGATACCATCGTGAATCCTTCATTTCCGCGACCATTGTTTTCCAATCGCGAGCTTCGACAGCGGCAAGCATATTTTTAAATCCACGAAAACGATTGGGACCAAGATTAAATCTCATATCAGATAAAACGAGTTTAATATTTTCCGGGAGTGTTCCGAAATCACGAATCAAATTACCTAAATCATTAATAACTTCTTCAATGTCGTTTTGGAGCAAAAACGACACTTCAGAATCAGACAGCCCTTTGTCCTCAAGATTCCTTCCAACACCGATAGTTAGCTTATTTGCTGGACAAAAATACGGTTTGTTTTCGACCCCTTCATGTTGTCTTAACATTTTCTCTAATAATTTAAGATTCACCGCTTGGCCTCCGATGTTTATCTCTTGGTTTATTCTGAATTTTTACGGACTCTTCTTGTTTTTCCGGTTGAGTCCTTTTTCTTTCTCTTTTTTTTTGTGTCTAATAGAGGATCAACATCAGAAACTGAATCAGAGTCAAGTTTAGGTGCTTTTTCAGTTGAAGGATCGGGAACAGAAGCCGGATCATCACCATCACCATCAGATCCATCACCATCAGATCCATCGTCTAAGATTTCATCTGGTTCAGGCTTTTTACCATCGTCATCATCATCTGGTTCTGGCTTTTTACCACCGTCATCATCATCATCGTCATCACCATCTGGTTCTGGCTTTTCACCCCACAATAAATGTTGCTCTGGATCATAATCTATTTTGTTGATTATGACCTTTTTCCCATCTCTGTTGATTAAAACTGTTTTCATCTTAGCCATTATCAAACTCCTTTTTTGGGTAATTGAAAATATAATTCTTCAGGCAATACCTTTAGAATTATATTGGTTATTCTTTGAACCGCTTGTTCCCTTCTTTCTTCAAGAAACGGCATAGTATGGTTTGTCTGTGAATCAATAGCCATTTTATATACCGGGTCAATTAATACATGGGATAATTCATGAACAAGGATGTTCGTTATGTCTTTCGTTTTTCCATCATCAATAATTCTTTTAAAAATCTTTTCATCTATAGATATTTTGAAAGTAAGATAATCAAAATCAACAGATATACTTCCAGCAGCATCCGAGTCGTGAATCCACTTTGGATAAACAATCTCACCAACCCATTCATGTAAACTCATAAATTTCTGAATTTTTCCGGTAAACTCAGCGATTAATTGTTTGATTTCATCAGTTAAAATTTTCTCCAAATCTGTTTTATTCATTTTCAACCATCTCCCAATCATCAGAAAGCATATCTGTTTGTGACGCTAACCAAGGAACACGATTTTTTGGGGCGTGTTTGTTATCTGTTACTAGCCCGGTTGTATCAATGTAAATGTATGGGTGTGACATTTTACTGTTTTCATCAGGTTCCTGTACTTCAACAAAGATACCCTTTCCTTTCCATCCTTTCCGTGCGACTTTATATCCCCTTTTCATCGCTTCAATAGCCAACCCAAAAGACATGCCTTTTGTAGAACGATATGCTTTTTCAAAAACCTCAGCAGGACTCCATGATATATACCCGTCATGATCAGGGTGATTCTGCCCACCATCGGGATATTCAACAAGAAATCCTTCATCATCAAGGTTTATTTCGTCAGGGTTTTCCCAACCACGATACTTGTTGTACTCTTTTTTTTTCATTGGTATTGCTTTGATCTGTTTTACTCCGATAAATTCATCCATTTAATTCCCCGTTGCCTTTTTTTAAGTACAACGATACGTCTTTCAACGCACCGCTGTACTTAAATTATTATTACTGAATTGCGCCCCATACCCTAGTTCCAAGCTCACGCCGGACAGTTCCGAGTCCATAAAGAATATCATAAGCAAATTTAATCCGCTTATGCTCACGGCTTATTTCAAGTCTCAACGTAAGTCCAGAAATAGGATCAACAGACGACTGGATAATGTTTCCAAGTCCATTCCCAGTGTCAGCGAGTGGACGCGAAGCAAAAGCAAAACAATCACGATGGAAAGCAACGTTATTCGCATACGTTTCTTCTGGGCCACCTTTAAAAGTAATTGCTTCACCACCACCACAAGCAACTTTAAGAGCAGGAGCAACCATTACATTTCCTGCGCCACCGGGGTGATCCTGTACAACAACGTAAGTCTGACTGTCTCCTGCCTTTGTAAACTGATCGCCCTTATTCATTGAACCAGTTCCAGTCGCAACAGAGATTACAACAGATCCAGCTGGAGTAGCCCCTCCAACAACATAATCATTAGCACGAGTACCAGTGGTAAAACCTTCAAGGTTCTGATCCATAGCCCAGTCAAACCCAAGCTTGTTGTTGATTTCGCCCTCAGACATAACAGAGGTAGAACCAGAGAACGAAACATCCTGAAAAGCCCTCAAATCCAGAGCTTCAGCCTCAGCATCAGGATCAACAACGAAACGTCTGGAATCCTTGGGAGCCAATTGCTTGTTAAGAACTTTTCTGGTTTGTGTAACGTCACGAGTACTGCCCTGGAACGGGGTTACACCCGGAGTACCAACAAAGCCGTACAGGTCTTTTGACAAACTCAAAAGATGCCTGTCAATGTAATTTCCCAAGCCCTTAATGGCTTCGCTCGCTTGCATCGGAATGATACCTTCAATTGAATTTTTGATATCCTTGTCGGTCAGATAGAAAGCTGCCTCTTTCCAATGGTCAAGTTTAATAGGTGCTGAAGTTGGCTTGCTGTCTCCGACGTCCGGGTTATTTGGTCCTGGTTCTACATCGGTTACTTCAACGGCAGATGGGATTGGAACGTTAATAACCTCACCTTTATCAGCTGCGATTGTTGAGTAATCAGTATTCACCAGACTAGGCATAACTGCGTTTTCACGAAGCGCCAGAAGTCCCTGAGCAAGCAAAATAGGGGTTACTTCTTCAAGTATATTCATTGTTATTTTTCTCCTTTTTAAAAAATGCTTCTGTTAATTTTCATTAACCACCTCGTTTTACACGGACTTTTCCTTTAGCAATATCTTCCAAGTTGTTTCCGAACGCTTCAATATCACCAGAATTGATAGTTTTATGTTGAACAAAACCACCACCACCAGGTGCGCCGGAACCAACCGACTTAAAAAGGATAGCGTCTTTATTTGGATATGCTTCAAGAATCTTTTCCATGGCTTCATCCAAATCGGCCAAGCTGCCTGGACGCGATTTGCTGAAGATATCTTTTCCTTTGAGACTTCCGACTATAATCATATTGTCTTTTTCGTCTTTCTCAACACGGAAATGTTTTCCAAAATACGCTTCAGCAACATCGGGTGGTAACTTGGTTGTTGGGTTCTGTCCGGAAAAATGACCTGAAGATGAGAAAGCAGTCGATACAATCGACTTTCTCAATGAATCTTCAATTCCTTTGATGACCTTATTTTTTTCTTCAAGTTCAGAAGCATGATTTTTCTGAACATCATCGAATTTGCTTTTCCAAGCTTGTTCGGCTTCTGTTTTAATCTTTTCAACTTCTTCCTTCTTTGTAAGATCACCAACAGACAAAGCATCAAAAGTCTTCAATGCTTCTTTGGCTTTTTCAGGATCAACCCCATCATAAGATTTTTTGAGCTTTTCCAATTCATCCGAAAGTTCATTTTTCTTTAACCGATGAGTTTTGGATTCCTTTTGTAAATCTGGGATTTTGGATAACAAATGTATAGCGTCGACCGGAGTGCTATAGTCCGGGTCATCTTGCTCTTTTTCGTCATCAATTACAATCGGAAGTCCTTTTTCATTAGCTGAGATAACTGTATTTCCGTCTGAATCTTTAGTGGTTAAATAAATAAGTGCCATTAGCTTCTCGCTCCTGTGTGTTATGCCTTTCCAGGCGTTTAAATTTTGTTTTTTAAAATGATAATACCTTATCCAACTTTTTTCTTCAACTCTTTAATTGTTAATGGGTTACCGTTTTGTTTTACCATATCCGACATAGACAAACTTCCCTTTTTCCAAAGTGAATATTTTGTTTTGCCGAGTATATCAATTTGGGTTTCTTGATCTAGCGTTTTAAACCAGTCTCCATAATCTAAGTCTTTCGAGACTGGGCCATCCATAGAAGACCGTTGTTTACTGTTTAAATTTTTCAATTTTGGCCGATGTTTTACCATCTTGCTATACGGCAAAGTTACCGGGACAATAGTTGAACGACATTGCCAATGTGCTGGTGGCCTTCTGTATTTAAACTTATGGCCTATGGGCTTTCGTTTCATATCCCACATACGACCATCGAGAGCCATACAAATTGGTGTTGTTCGCGTGTCTAGTGTACTAAGCCACCTCATGCCTTTTAAAATGTCCTTATTCTGGTCGTATGTTGCTTGTCTTATTTCTGATGAAACTTGAACAAAAGAAGTCCGTATCATTGCTTCAACATTTCTCCGGGTATAACTCATCAACGCTCCATCCGACGAAACGGCAGATAACATTTGGCCTAACGCTTGGCCCTTCATCATACGTGCTTGAAATTTTTTTGTTATTACATTCATCGTTTTTCTGAATTCTTTGGTAAATTCCTTGCCTTTATTAGTCCACCACTTACCCATCAACTCACCGTCCACCATCGAATTATTGATGAGGGATTTAATCCGGTCTATTGATAATTCTGGAGCCATTACTTGTATTCCAATAGCTCCATCCACCATAGCAACCGTTGCGCCAGCTTCGTATTCAGCCATATCCAATAAGGCTTTTTTTGACGAAACTGACAAATCCTGAAAATTACCTTTAACGATTTCGTCCACGGATTTAAACAAATCTTTCATCCGCTGTTTTTGAAATTCAGTTCTTTTCACTGAAAGTGGGTCTTTGGACGTTATCTCAGATATGAGTTTTTTTCTCAACTGAATTAACAACTGTTCTGCTTTCATTTTTTCAGCTTCAGCTAAACGTAATATACTTATATGGTTTCTCAACGCTGTATCAAATATTTTATCAGAAACATTAGCCATTTATATTTTTATCCTTTTTCAATCAAAGACAAATCGTCCTTACATACAGAAAGAACCGCAGTATGATTATCATCTATTGGAATAACATATTGAACCCATTCGCCAATATATGTAACTTTATTAGGTGCTGGACCACCATTACATTTTTCGATTATTGTTTTTAATACTTCAATGCCTTCTGAATTTTCCATTAATTATATCCTTATTTAAAATCATATTTATATCCCTGGGCCCGTCGACAGCAATTTCACCGGTAGGGGTATGCCGGTTCATATTATACATTTTGACGTTGAGGCTATAAAGTATATACTGCCTCCGGGCAATGGGATATTATTTACAGAACAAAACTCATCAACCCTTTTCATCCAAGAAGCTTCACTCATTTTAGCAATAACCGTGGGATTTTCAACAGTTGTTAAATATTGAATAAATCCGTACAATGCTTCTGGTGGTGTTAATTCGTTATTGTTCATTATCTTCCTTTTCCTTTTCCTTTTCCGAGTCTTCTTCATCATCATCGTCGTCGTCTTCTTCCAGCCCCGGATCACCTGTAAAACTTTTATTGTTTTCCATATCAATCAATTCTTTTTCTGTTTCGATATCGGTATCCGGTGGAAGCATTTCGCCTTTATTCAAATTGTAAAGAAATGTATCCAGCGATATGGACCCGGATTGATGAGCTTGAACCAGTGCTGTAATTTCTTGTGGAGTCATTTTGTCGTCAATAAAGTCGGTATTCAACTTGATATAACTATCACCAAATTCAACCCCCAACCACAAACATACTCCTCTAAAGCATTCAACCAAACCAGAAGAGATATTTTCGACAATAGAATTTAAAGCACCGCCCTCACCCGATTGTCTTATTCTTGCTGCTTCTGCCGTTTCTACTCTGCTCCGGGTATTTTCAATCATACGCGCGCCCAATATCGCCATCGATTCTTCATCTTTATCAATAGCATCTTTAACAGCAGAGAGTCCCCGGCCAGTGAACTCTAAATATCCGCATGAAGCGTTTGGATCATTAGACTTCCAAGCTCTAACAGGCCCAATAGAAAGATCAGAATCATCATCAAAACCAGCGGCCCATGGCGTTGGTAAAGAACAAAAATGAAGCCCGTGGCGATAGTCAACTGATAAACGCCAATGATCGATATTGATGTAAGCCATGTCTATGTACGGTGGCTTATTGATCTTTGCTGTGTTGGCTTCTGAACCAATAAAGTAAAATTGAATTTTATTCTGGAATTCGTTTTTCAGCTTGGGATAAAATTCGCTTGTTTTAATATACTTTTCTCTTGCGCCCTCTGCTGCTATTACCTTTTTCTTTTCCCATACTGAAACTTGAACAATTCCTTCTTCTTCATCATCTTCTTCACCTACTTTAACAATTTGTAATACGCGATAACGCACCTCATCAATTAATTCAAACCCTTCTTCATCAACAGCTGTTATTACTTTTTCCTTCAAAACAACCATTGTTAACCTTTCTTCACCATTAACAAACTCAGAACGCCAATTTGTGATAGTCTCGGGCTGATATATAGCTATATACGGATCACCATCATTAACAGAGTCAACCAGTAAACCAACCCTACCATATTTCAGAATAGAGTTGGCTACTGTTTGGCAAAGGTCGTTAAAGGATTGTCCAGTAGACATTATACTGGGCAACAACCCTTCAACAACGGGAGGTAAATGATAATCAATTTTTTTTCGGAAAATAAAACCTTTCAACCCTTGAATAGTCCGGGCCAAAGCGTTATAAAAACTTCCACGATCTTTATATGAATTGTATTCATCTTCTTCCTGCCCACCAAGCATCGGCAAGTATTTGGTTCCTGCTTTCTTTATTGCTTTTTCGCCTTGGTAAATATCATTAAGCATTTTCCAATCACTTATCATTTCGCTATACTCAATATGCTCTATTTCAACAGACATCATTTTCTCCTGTTTATATTAAAATCCAATTATTTTATTTACTGTTTTGACCTTACCTGAAACCGGGTATTCTTTTATTATCATATAACCGATAGCATCAGTCAAATGGGTCAATTTAGAATCTGATTTATCAATTTCGCCTGAGCCACCTTCCAACGTTGTAACCCCTTCAAAGTCTTTTACTACATTAGGTGCTTTGCTTGGGTCGACTTGTAACCCAACTGTCCCATCAATGCTTTTAATCTTGCTATTCATAGCGTTAACCCTCGCTCGTTCTGGCGGGTTTTTGCTTGGGACTTTGAATGATAATCGCGGAAACTTTCTTCTTAACGACGCTTTTACCAAATCCCAATCAGACCCAAGAACTTTAGCAGACCCACGGTTGCCCCCTGTAGCGTCACCGTACACTTTTATATCACCCCGGTGATCACCCCAATCAGTAATCAACTTATTACAAACAGCAGGTGTATTGCTATTTCTTGGAATGTAGACTTCTCCAATCACACCTTCAATATCAGTACCAACCACAGGCAAGTTGGTCAACGGATCGACTCTATTTTGTCTTTGTAATATTGCTGCTACTCCGGGTTCAACGTTAAAATCAAAGCAAAACGAAATTGGTTTGTCCGGGTCATAACTTAACTTAGCACAATTGTCTGAATCTTTAAAATTATAATAAGCATTACCCGAAAAATTAATAAATGAACCTTCATACTCCTGCTTGAAAGTTAATTCATCCATATCGCGCCTTGCTTCTTCAATTTCTTCTGGATCCAAAATATCAGCGCTGTTCCAATGATAAGTCATCCACGACGCTTCTGGCCCAAATTTAGCCATTTGCTCTTGAGCGCCTTTATATAAATCATAATAATGA